TCGGGCCTGTCGCCAAGACGGTCGGAATGTCGTTTGAGAATACAACGGCATCGTTGCAAATTATGGCGAACGCTGGCTTGACGTCCGGCATGGCAGGTCGTCAACTTCGCCGTGCGCTGTTGAATTTAGTCAAGCCGTCAAGTGAAGCGCAAAAACAACTCGACAAGTTAGGCGTCGTGACCAATACGGCCGAAGGTCGGATGCGACCGTTCGATCAGATTGTCAGTGAACTTGAACCGCATCTCGCAAACACGGCGGCGATGACCGAAATCTTCGGCACCATATCGATGCCAGCAATGGTGGAGATCATAGGAGCAGGATCAGATGAACTAAAAAGGATGACGAAAGAGTTAGAAGGAGCGGGAGGCACCGGACAGCGTATTGCGGACGTTATGGTCGACAACGTGGCTGGTTCGTTCACGTTGATGCAGAGTGCGGTCGAAGGTGTCTGGCTAGCGATCGGGAAACAGTTGGAACCAATCTTGAGACAGTTGTTGAAGGTTGGGACTACTGTGTTTCAGTTCATCAGCGGACGACTGGTGCCAGCGTTTGGGAAACTTAGTCCCACTCTCAAAATTATCGTCACGGCGTTAGCTGCCGTCGTTTCCGCAGCTGGCCCACTCATCCTTGCGTTTGGCTTGCTTGCGCCAGCGATACCAGCGATGACCGCCGCCCTCGCAGCGTTGGCTGGTGCGTTTAGTTTCCCCGTTGTGGCGATTGGCTCGTTGGTCGCTATCATCGGCACATGGATAGCCAGAAGCGAGATGGCACGAGGACTGATCCTGAGTCTTGGGAAGTTCTTAATGGGTCTCGGGCGAATAGCCATCGTGGCTGGTGTCGCTATCGTAGATGGCATCGTTAAAGCCCTTACATTATTGCTTGATGGGATTGGGTGGTTGATCAAAAAGATCCCCGGCGTTGAAGCAGCCATTAAAGGCCTGACTGGATGGTTGGGCAATTCTGGCGATGCCATGATGGATTTTGGGATCGAGACAGAAGAAGCGGCAGAGGTCGCCGAGGATGTTGCACCGATTGTCGATGGCATGAACCTGTCGATGGAGGACTTGGCCGGAACGCTCGACAACGACTTGAATCCTGCGACCGAAGAGACGCTTGAAAATTGGGAAAAGATTGCGAAGTCATGGCGAGAAGGTGCGATTCCTGAAGCGAAGGATATGGTTCGGGCGCTGGCGTCTCTTGGTGGTGTCACCAAGCTCACGACCGATGAACAAAAAGCCTTGAACGACACACTCGGTCTGGCGATGACGAAGTACGACGCACTGGGTAAAGCGGTGCCGCAAGACATCATGGACACGTGGCTTGCCACGTTGGACATGAGCGAACTGGAGCTGGACTTCGGTGCGGCGTGGAGTGTCGGTACAGCGTTAGAAGCGCCGACGTGGGATCAGTTGCCGTCGCACGTCACAGACGGGTGGATGCAACTGGGTAAAGGCTTGGTGAAGCTGGTCGAAGAAGGTGCCGTGCAAGGCGTGGGTGCTGGCGGTGTCATCGGCGGGATGTTACGACAGCCGCCACCGTGGTCAGACATTCGGGAGCAGTACTACACGACCGGTCAGATGATGGCCGACAACGTCAAGGTAGGATTCGCGGCAAGTGTGGCTTCCATTCCAATGCACATCATCGACGCATTCAAAGGTGGTGGCGGCATTAGTGGTGGGCTAAAAGCGATAGGCGCACAGTTCGGATCGCAGCTTGGTGGAGACATTGGATCAGCTATCGGTGCGTCGATGGCGATTGACGACACAGGCAAAGCCAAGGGCGGCATCATTGGATCAATCGCTGGCATGATGGGTCCGATCGGTGCGGCGATTGGTGCGCTGGCTGGACCGATGATCGGCGGCATTATCAAAATGTTCAAAGCCCCAACGACACAACAACGCATCAAAAAAGTTGGCGAGTCGTGGGGACAGTCACTCAGTAATGGACTGTCGGAGAAGATTGCGAAGACGGCTGACCAGTGGGGCGTGTCGGACTGGGGTGCAATGATGACCCACTTGTCCGAGGTGTTTGAAGATGCCGGTGGTGTGATTGAGTTCGGGATGTCTCGTGCCATTGAGAAGACACGCGACCTCTTTAGTGCAGTGGAGATGGGTGTCCTGTCGACAGACAAAGCGTCCAAGTCGTTTGGTAGTTCGTTTCGCATGATCGCTGACGAGATAGTGGCGTCGAATGAGATAGCAGGTCGGTCGTTCCTTGAACTGCTGGAACTTCAGAAGCGATTTGGGTTTGAGTCTGCCGAGGTGCTGGAGTTCATGCGTGAACAAGGCGACCGTGTGTTCACCGGTCTTGCCGCGATGATCAAGCCACTGGCGAATGAGACAACAGCGCTGACCACCGCATTCAATGAGAACGCCACGGCTATCGAAAAGAATGATGAGGAGGTTGCGAGACTACGCGAACACCTTGCAGGGGTAGAAGTAGGCACCGACAAGTGGACAGAAGCCAACGACGCCCTGAATGTCGCACTAGACGAAGGCGTAAGACTTGGTGGTGCTTATAACGATCTGATTGGACAACAGACAGGACTGGCATCAGCGAACAAGGATGAGTTAGAAGCATTTGGATTGATTGCTGTCGGTGCGTTTGGAACAGCGGTTGAGGCCGGTCTAGGTTTTGTTGAGGCGGCACGGTTAGCTGGACCTGCGATCAGTGCTATCAGCGCATCCTTTGAAGCACTCGGCATGACCAGTGACAACGTGGCGTTCCAGCACCTTGAACGATGGAACAAGCTAATCACACAGAACGAAGACCTAGTCAATGCGGTTGACGCCTTCGATGACGTGCTGCTTGGGTTGTCGGTTACTGGAGGGCTGACCGAAGAAGCCCTCGTGACTATGGGATCGTTGGCCGGTGATCAGTTTGATCGACTCATTGCCGCTGGGTTCAAGGAGAACGAAGCACTGTTGATGATGGCTCCAAACATCTTCGCGCTCGAAGAGGCGTATCGGAAGATGGGTATCCCCATTGATGAGGACACGCAGAAATTGATCGACATGGCGATTGCCAATGGTGCAGTCAGGCCAGAGGAACAGGTTGACGGCTGGGAGTTGGTCACTGGCGCAATCCAACAGTTGTCTCTTGACCTTCAAGCGCTTATTACCAAGATTATGGGAGTGCCTGACGCCACGGTCGATGTTGTCTATAACGACCCCGGACACACGCCAAACATTCCGAGACACATGACCGTGGATGTGGACTACCACGGCTCACAAAGCGGCGAACATGGCGCTGGCGTGGGAGGGGCGCGAGACTTCCAGCATGGTGGTGTCGGTAACTTCGGTAGCGGCACGCTGGCGATGCTGCATGGACACGAAGCAATCATTCCGCTCGCTGATGGTGCCGTGCCGGTGGACATCACTGGTGAGGGAGACAGTACCGAGGTGCTTGACGAACTCAGGGCGGTCAGAGAAGAACTGGAACTCCTGCCGGTGCATCTCCGTGACGCAATGTTGACGAGTCAGTAACGATGCCAACTGTTACTCCAACGGTCACGCTTAATGCCTATTTTTCTGGCACTGGGTCAGCGTCTACGGACATCACGGCTGACGTTGTTCTAGGCGCACAACCATTGCGTGGTAAGTACGGCATTTCTGGGACAGGTCCCACTGCACGAGTCGGTCGTACTGGGACGATGACCTTTGCCATGAACAACAGCGCCTCCAACTCTGGAGGCGTGCAAGGCTACTACAGTCCCGGCCACACCAATGCGAGAACGACTGGCACCGTCGGATGGAATCTGGGTTTGATTCTCTCGGTCACGTTTAGCTACGGCGGCACCAACTACATTAAATTTATCGGGACGCTGACAGAGGTGAAGCCTGATGCTGGACAGTATCGACGACAGACCGTGAAGTGCGTCGTCCTCGATTGGATGGATGAGGCTGCACGATCTAAATTAAAGGCGTTGCCAGTGCAGACCGGTCAACGCTCTGACCAGTTGGTCACAACGTTGGTGACGAACTCGGTCGGTCGTCAGCCGATTGCGACGGACTACGACACGGGACGGTCGACGTTTGCCTACAGTCTGGACAACCTGACGGACAACCAGACCACGGTCCTAAGAGCGTTGAACGATGTCGTGATGTCCGAGATGGGATACCTCTACATTCGTGGCACGACTGATGCGGCGAGCGCGAAGGGTGGGAAGCTGACGTTTGAGAACCGCACGGCGCGGCTGGCGTATGGCGCATCCAGTCATACGTTCGACAACAACATGGTCACGCTGAAGGCACAACAGTCACGCAAGGACATCATCAATCACACCTATGTCGTCGTGCATCCGCGAACACTCGACACGGCGGCAAGCGTGTTGTGGGAACTAACGAGTACTGAGGTCGTGCCAAGCGTGGACGCTGGCGAGACGACCACGATCATTGCGGAGTTCACCGACAGGATCATCACTGGCGTGAACTTCGGCGCGTCCACATCAACGACCGCACGAGGTGTGCAGATTGCCACAACCAATCTGACGACGCCCGTGTCAGGCACGGACTGGATAGCGAACAGTGCTTCAGACGGAAGCGGCAGCGTGCTCACGTCGGACGTGGCCGTCACTGTCACCACGACTGCTGCCAACACCGCGACGTTGCAGATCGTCAACAGCGGTGCGACGAAAGCCTATCTGACCACGCTACAGGTGCGCGGCATTGCGATCAAAGACCAGACGCCGACGACCGTGGATGACTCGGACGCCTCGTCGATTACTAAATACGGCGAGCAGGATATCCGCATCAACATGCCGTATGAGTCGGACCCAGAACTCGCACTGGAAATTGCGAAGTGGCAGAACGAAGCGACGAACAGCGCACGGTTCGTGGTGAAGTCGATGGAGATTGCGGCGAACTCCAATGCCACGCTGATGGAACAGGCGTTGCTCAGGGAACCGGGCGACAAGATCGGCATCGATGAAACGATGACCGGTCTGGATAACGACGAGGCATGGCACGTCGGCACGGTGGGTGAGAGTGAACTTGGCGAGACAACGTATTTAGACTTTGATCCAAGCGCTGGCGACTTCTTTATCCAAGGTGTCAGTTTCTCGTTGTCGCGTGGAAACATTTTGCGAGTGCAGTGGAACCTTAAACCGGCTGACCAGAGCGGTGCGTGGATTCTTGGTGTCGATGGTGCATCAGAGTTAGGCGAGACAACGGTTCTCGCATGGGACATTTAGGAGTCGATCATGGCCTATTCAGATCCTCGAACGTGGGTAACTGGCGAACTCGTGACTGCGGCATTGATGAACGCCCAGCTACGGGACAATCTCGACGCGGTTATCGAAGGGACAACCGGCGCGTATGTGAACGCCGTAGTCGGACCACATGCCATCGGTGGTAGCACGGTCGACTATGTGCGACT